TTGGAAGCCCTCCAGGAAACAGCTCATGTAGCTTTGAGCGCGAAACCTCGAACTCAGCCATCACCTTCTTCACTGAGTTGCCACGCTCCAAAGCGCTCTTGATCAGCGCCACTGGGTAGCTTCGCTGGGCGGCGGGAAAATAAGGCTGCTCACCCGCAAAGCAACGCATCACCGATTCCACGAACGGTCGCGCCATAGCCTCGCTTATCCCGATGTCCTCGCGCATCTTGCCCAGGATACGCGCGCGCAGCTGCTCTTCTGTTTCCTTTCGCCGGGCCATCAGAACCCCCATCCATCGCGCGCCGCGATGCCTGCTGATCGCGGGGGAGCCGCAGCTGCCTGCGGCGCCTGCGGCGTCACCGGCGCCGCCGGCATGGAACCGGCCATCAGTGTTTCACGGGAATCCGAAGACTGATCAAACAGCCCCTGTGACACCGGGTGATACTGTTCCTCAAGCGCAGCCCATTGTGAGTCACGAATCACGTCCGCCTTTACCGCCGGGGCGAGCGAGGCCCAGATGGCGTAGACGACCGTATCGAGCTCTTCGTTCCTTGCTCCCTTCGGCTTGATCCAAGCACCCGCGTCCTGATCGAAGTACTCCACCGTCAAGCCTTTGAAGTAGCGAGCCGGCAACGCACCCGGATCGGGATTAAGCGGATCGTGCACTTCATCGCCACGGCCACCGGGAAAGCGCAGCATACGCACCGAGAGGTTTTCGTCTGCGCCCTCCCGCTCTGCCTCATCTTTTGCACCCAGCGCGGCCGTAAGCCAACCGTAGACCATGTGCTTGAGCACCGACGTGCCGACACCCCACACACCGATGCTGCGCGCCACGGTCTTTTCGCGGTGGTTCACCTCGGTTTTGGCCGGGCGGTAGACGGCGCGGTCCGACTTCTTCTCCGCACGACCACGCACCAGGTACACGGCCTGCTTGATGAAGCCAAGCGGAGTCTCGATCATTCGGTTGGAGCCAGAGCTCCCCACCGCCTTCTTGACGAACTGCGCCACGGTCTCGGTCCAGTTGCCGCCGTCCAGCGCTGCCGCAGAAATGCCCATTTCAATTCCTTTCGCTGTGCGCCACGTTCCCTTCAGGTACTCATCCAGCACGTCATACGTTTCCAAGATCGTTGGATCCAAGTCGATTACCGCGTAGTCCACAACCCAACGACGCTGTCCGCGACCGGTAGCTATCACCTGGACCTCGGCGCGGTCGTGCTGGAAGTCCACGCCAGCCGTGAGCACCAATCCACCAGGCGGCACGATGCCCCTGTGCACCCCCGGCTCGGCCAGCTTCGCGACCTCCTCAGAATCCTGCTGCTGCCGCTCGCCTTCGAAGGGGAGACCCAGCTTGAGGTTGTAGAAGCCAGCCATCTTGTTCGGATCGCGGTCGGCTTCTGCCTTCGCGTCAGCCAGATCCTTCCACGATGGCCCCAGACCCAAGGGCGCATAAGCGGCCCATGCGTGGAAGCTGCGGTGATAGGGGTCGGCCGCCGGATTCGTCGGCTTCCAATACGCGGTGCCGCCGAAACCCCGCTCGGCGAGCATGGTGTCTTTGTGATGCTCATGGATTACGCAGCCGCTCACCTCGCAAGCAAATGTCCCATCGGGCTGCAGGCGTTCCACATCGAGCGTCTGCTCACCTGCACACTCAGGGCACTGCACGACGTAGACGCACATGTCCCCTGCCTGGTAGCCGGCCTCAATGGCGCTGGCGCCTGCGATCGTCGGGGTGCAGGCACGATAGACCTTGCCGCGGTCCCCGTAGGAGCTGGCGCGGGCCTCCAGCTGCTGATCGGCCGGCCCCTGACCGCCAAGGTCCTTCGGGTATTCGTCCACCTCATCCATGAAAATGTAGCGAGCGGTGCGCTGGCGCAGCTGGTTGCTGGAGTTGGCCCAGATCGCCCAGAGCGTGCCGCCGGGGAAGTGCTTCTCCAGGGTGTTGTCTGTGGCGAACTTGGCGCGCAGCTCGGGCATTTCTTGCACCGCCGGATCAAACTTCGACAGCACCCAGCTGCGCGCAAGGTCTTTTACCGGCTGCGCCACAATCATCGAGTCTGAGCCGCGATCAACCACATACCCGGTCCAGTTGATGCCGATCTCAGTGGCACCGATCTGGGCTGACTTCATGAAGTCGACGATGCGGACCGGCGAATGGTCACTCAAGCAATCCATGATCTCGCGCAGGATCGGATTTCGAGCCGTACGCCACTCACCGGGCTCGGCACCCGCGCCCTTGGCGATGATCCGGTTTGCGTCGGCCCATTCGCTGACCGTCTGCCGCGGCGGCAGCGTCCAGGCTTTCTCCCAAGCGGAGCAAACGACACTCTGCGGGTCTGCGAGCACCACATCATGCGCAATCAGGTCGAGGCTCATTCGGCGACGCCCTGCGGAGCCGCTTCAGCCGGGGCACCGGTAACCAGCGACTGGGCGTCCTTCTGCATCTTCTCGGCGATCTTGCGAATCTCCTCCTCCAACATCGCCTCTACCTTGCGCGGCTCGCTCTCTGCGGCCAGCTGCGACCGCAGCCTGCTCGGCAGGTTCATCATGCTGTTGAGTGCCTGGCGAACCAAGGTGAACACAGCACGCTCCACGCCCTTCGTGCGTGTGAGCTCGTTCGTTTGCTCGCCCAGCTCCAGCTCTGCCAACCGCGCTCGCGCCAGCCGTTCGCGGCGCACCGCCTCCTGCACGCTCGGCCCGCCGGAGGC